TTTAGCAATTAGGGAAGATGTACCCTTGCAGACAACACCAAAGTCTCCCTTAATACCTTCCTTCTGGTTGAAGTCCATATTCCAAAAGTAGAGTGCCTTTATAAACGGCTTAGTAATACCGTCATCGAAATGCTTGATCTGATCCTTAATGGTAATGTTAGCAGCACCCATCAGCATTGATAGTCCGGTTGCTGTCTTACCTGCTCCCTGTAATCGAGACTGATCACCATGCATGAACCTTGGGACTGTTGTGATCTCGTCTGCAGTCTCCAGAAAAAACTTAACCATTGTTAAGTACTCAGGAGTGTAGGACTTGAGATCAAAAACCTCTATCGCCTTTGCGGAAGCTTCAATACCAGAACCTGTTCTCTGGAACACCCTGAAGGGATAAACATCGGTAGGATCTTCATCCTGTGCGAGTAGATCCATATTGGCAACAATGATAGGGCCAGCAGATATAGCTGCATTATCAAGCATTGCACGTACTGCAGCATTAAACAGAGTCTGTGAGTCACGCATTATGTAAGGAATACCTTCACCAAATATCGAAGTCTCATCCTTCGTGTAATGGTAAAAGAAATAAGGAAAGGTAACCCCTTCAATTGGGGAAAGAATAGCCTTGATAACTACATCACCTACAGTCCAGATGTTTGCAGCAAGTTCCATTCCAAGCTGCTCTTCAGGAACTTTCACACCAACTTCAGCTAACTCACTGGCACTTAGGTAACCCCAAAACTCTCGAACTTCAAACTTACCTGTGTTGGTTGCTGGAGAAGAGGATGAATATAAAGAAGCTGTGCCTGTTGTTGTCCCTTCAGTTTCCTTGAACTTTAGGGAAATTTCAGAACCGGGAGACATGTTTCTCAGACTCTCTTCGTGAGTCTTAAACTTAGCATCCCCACCGGGATACGCCTTCATATAGGCCACAATAGCTTTACCGTTAAAGTCCTGACGTTTTGAAAGAGCATAAAGCTGATTGGGAGTCATCACATATCGTTGAAAGATGTGACGCATACCTTCTGGTGTTCTCGCTGTCATATCAGGATAGAGATCCCAAAGGGGAACGAACTCACAGTAGGGAAGTATCCTTTCGATTTGAACTGTTACCCATCCACCCTTGCCATCAGGTAACCATCGTTTTGCAACTTCCTTCTTGACAAGTGGGCCTTTTAAAACACCAGTACCGTAAAGGTTACCAGACTTAATGACGTTATTAATAATAGTCCTGTACTTGATCTCAGCAAGCTGATCTGCCATCTCCGTTTCCATGTTGTCAGATCGTCTTCGAGCTTCATCATTAATAACCTTCTTGATCTGATCTTCAGAGGGAGGTTGACCTGTAGCTTCCACCATCTGCTCTACGATACTCTGCATGATCATCGGATTCATATCTGGAATAGGGGTAGGTTCGACACCCCAATTCTTTTCCCCATTAGCAGGAAAAAGAATATCCATCTGTCGAGCAGTAATGGTATTAACCTTAGTACGTGTTAAACTAAGGAATGCTCTGGAACGTTTAGGATGCATCTTAGCAAGTACTTCGGGATCATACTCTCCCCTGTACTGCCGTAGATCCTGTAACCATCTTTGCTCAACTAACCCTCTATCCCTCTCACACTTATCAAACATGCGATTAATCTTTTGACCTAATGGTGTAATATGCTTGGCATAAAGATCGGATGGTTGAACTTCCTGATCATCCTCTTTCTCAGCTTGTTTAAAAGCTGCAGAGTATTGGGATTGTTCATGATCCTTTTGAACTTTGGCTTCTTCTGCTAAAGACATTATCTATCCTTTTAGTAACCTGCACTGGTGGCAGGGGTTGTGTGTTGAGCAGGTGTTCTTTTCCTTCTATAGGATTTTCTCTTCCCTAATATCTCCATACAAGCATATTGAATGGCATCATGGATATGAGAGTAGAAGTTCTTCTCAGGCTTCTCCTTAAACATTGCATCGGTCTGAGCAGATCTCTTCTTCTCAAACTTATATTCGCTAATAAAACCCCTTCGTGCGTCCCTACACTTCTCAGGACAAATGAGAAAACCGTTTACCTTTCGCAAAAACTTTATAACTGCGTTCTTACGTGATGCAGGGTTATTAGTCTTAGCTGCTCGGAACGGAAGCTTCGCATCCTTGATCACCTGCCAAGCAGCCTTGGCATCATTTTGGGATCTGGTCATGATCGCAGTAGGATCAATCACCAGATGAAAGTTATGTTTGGGATACTTATTGCGAATCCGGGGCCAGAGGTAATCTTCACAGAACTTCTCAATCGAACAGTCATCTGAGGTGATCTCATCGATCATCATGACTGTTCCCTCCGGGGAAAGCTGAAAGAACGCTGCTGCAGGGTTTAACCCTAAGTCCATCCCAATGATAATAGGGACACCATAGAGAGGTTTAAGGGGCTTCTTAGCACAGTGGATCAGATCGTAATACTCAGGATAAACTGGTCGGCCTGACCGCACCTGACCATAATTATTTAGCACAAATACATTCACCCAAGCAGGATCAGCACCAAGAATCATGTCAGGGTAATAATCATCGTCAAGGTGAGGAATCCAAACCTCAGTAAGATCCTTTAATCCAAGTGAGGGAATAAGTTCTCTGTCTATCCTAAAGAAATTACCTGTGATATCCCGGCACTGTGATCGCTTCTTTTCGCTCGGAATAAGGGCATCTTGGGGTATAAACTCCCAATGACCAAGATTATCGGCATAAGGGTTAAGCCTATACCAATTACCTGCAGTATCCTGTACGATCCCTTCGTCTTCATCGCACATCAAACATGCCGATGGTTGATCATAGAAGGAATGCTTTTCAGGCGTATGCTCTTCTGCTAACTTGTAAAGCCAGTGCTCGGTAGCAACAGAGTTGTAATCACATAGGATGAAAGGGTTAGTTGCTCCACCATCTTGAGGGTGAGGGTAACGATTGATACGAGACTTCAACATCTGGAAGATCTCAGGGTGTACCTCTTTTGCTTCGTTGATGTGGGCAGCAGTTAGCTCTAAACTCTGAAGCTTATCCACTTCCTCTTCACGATCTAACGCTATAAAGAGGATCTCCATCTCAATCTTGGTTTTCCCATCAGGGTGATCCAGTTTAATCTCACCACGAATAGGGGTGTCATAGGTAATCTTGATCTGAGCCTTAAACCAATCTTTCCACGACCTAACTACCGTAGTCTTTAGCTTGGGGTAGGTAGACCGGAGAACTCCGTATTTCGAGCGTCTGACACCCTGAGAATCGGGTGCTTGATCCATTGCGTTAAGGAATAAATGCCAAATACAACCAGATGACTTCCCTGATCCCACAGGCCCACGTACAAATATGAATCGATTATGGTCATTGTGTACCCGGGCAAAGGTGTTGTTTGCAGTATAATTAAAATTCATATATGAATATGTTAAAACAAAAAAAATTACAAATAGAGTGTGTATTAGGCGATCTCTTCCTGATTTTCTGCCATAAGGACAGGTATTTCTTTAGTATCAACAAGCACACCAACAACTCTCCATAATACAGTTCCATCAGTTCCATAAACATATCCAGCCACTCGGTTATTTTCATCGGGGTGGTCTATCAGAATTTCATCCCAATCAAAATCTCCACGAAGCTCGTAAGTTTCAATAGCTTGCTGAAGACTTGCTTCTCTACCTAATTTATAAAACTTAAAGACAAGCTTTTTCATTAATATACCTCTCCTGTTGCGTTGCTTATTTCTGTATCCCAATTACTATTAGTTCTTGGATGAACTACAAAATTGTCAAGCGAGTTGCTGGAGTCAACCGATAAGATTCCGAATCTGGTATTACCAGCGATAGAATTGTCTTCAATAGTTTGCTCAGTGCCGATTAAAGCCCCGTTATAATAAACCTTTACCTTTACGTCATCGGTTGCAGTAACATAATCCACTACTGCTCTCAAGGTTGCCCCTGCTGCGTAGGTTGCGGTTGTGTTGAGTAAGTTTGTGTAAGTTCCAGCTACGCATTTCCAAAGCATTACTTTTCCACTGGCTCGGTTGTAATATGCTTGAATAAAGTTGGCTGGCGA